GATAAAGCAGTGGACATAGTAGTAAAGTCAATAAAAGAGTTTGGATTTAAAGTTCCCATAATTCTTGACAAAAACAATGTGATAATAGCAGGACATACAAGATTAAAAGCTGCGATAAAGCTAGGAATGGAATCTGTACCAGTAATATGGGCTGACGATTTGACACCAGAACAGGTAAAGGCATTCAGATTAATGGATAACAAAAGCCATGAATACTCAACTTGGGATAAGGAATTATTAGAAGAAGAGTTAAAAGAACTGAGCAAGATGGATATAGATCTTGAATTTACAGGCTTCTCTCAACCTGAGTTAAATGAGTTCTTAAAATTAGAAGACACAGAATTTGATATAGATAAGGAAATAGAAGAGGCAATAAAAAAAGGACCAGAACGAGTAAAACAACCTGGCGAAATCTGGCAGCTAGGAGATCATAAAATGATCGTAGGAGATGCAACAGATAAAACAACCTGGCGAAATCTGTTAGAAAATGAAAGATTTGACTTTATGTTTACAGATCCACCTTATAAATTAGCATATACAGAGAGAAAAAAGAATGTTGAAGAGGATAAGAAAAGTAGAGGAAGATTTAAAGGATATATAAAAACAAAAAAAGGATTTGGGTATAGAAGCCAAAGAAGATATCTTGGAGTAGAGAAAAAAGGAGGAGTTCCAGAATACGACGAATGGCTATCAATCGCTAAGGAATTTCAAGAGGAGAAAGGAGCAAATATCTTGATCTTTGAGAATTGGAGAAACACTCCAGAACTATGGCATGCAATGGAGAAATACTGGAAAATAAAGAATATGATTATATGGCATCTTCCAAATAGACATGCAGGATTTTCAAGAGAGTATCTCTTTTTTAATCATTATGATATAGCTTTGTTAGGAGATTATAAAGAGAAGAAACTCAACGAAGATTATGAATTAGAATTTGAAGAGTATATGAAAGAGAAAGGACAAAAATTACTGGATACATATGAAGTAGCTTTATATGGACAAATCGGTGGAAGTACATTCAATAGAAAGAAAAAAAAAGAAGGTTGGACAGTTTGTGATCATATTACATGGTCCTCTGAACAAACGGGGACTGGAAGAGTTGAGAATATAATTTTTGGGAAGAAACCCATACAAATCTTAATTCCTTATTTAAAGGTTTTATCTAATCCAGGAGAAATAGTAATAGATCCTTTTGGAGGGTCAGGATCAACTTTAATAGCATGTGAAATTCTAAAGAGAAAATGCAGAATTATAGAAATAGAACCACTGTACGCAGAAGTTATAATCAAAAGATGGGAAAAGTTCACAGGGAAAGAAGCTAAAAGAATAAAATGAAGAAAGGAGAAAGTAAAAGAAAATTACAGCAAATAAGACTAAAAGCCAGAGAAGATTATGTTAGAGGGGATTCCAAGTACGAAATAGCAAAAAGATATCAGCGAGCAAAAAAAACCATAGTAGAATGGAGCAAGAAATACAGGTGGGATGAGGCAAGGCAAAAAGCAATACAAGAAGCAGAACGGAATAGTGACTGGAACGTGACTCAAGACCTAGGAAGAACTTTAAAGCTAATCAGGGCAGCAGAATCAGTATACGCAGAGGAATTACAACAAGCAAGGAATGAAGGGAAAGGGCTACCAAAATCAACAGCAGCAATGGCAGCCTTATTCAGGGAGAAGAGAGAAATAATAAGACCACAGAATATAAGTCATTACAATCTTTTTAAACAAGATAATATAGCAATCCATATAAAACCAGAAGAACTAAAAAGAATAGAAGAAGCATTGGAGAAATATGGAGCATGATAACTAAAAAAAAATTTTCAGAAGTCCCATAGCACTTTTTTCTCTCTTATTTGATAAACCATTTGAATATCAAGCAAGATTTCTAAAATCAAAAAGCAAAAGAATAGCCTTCAGGTCAGGAAGACAAATAGGAAAGACAACAGTATGCGCAGTAAAGGCCATACACCATGCAATAAATAACCCTGGAGCAACAGTAGTAATTCTAAGCCCAACGCAAAGGCAAAGTTCACTTATGTTTAGAAAAATCAGAGCTTACATGCAACATGAAGCGATAAAAGGAGAAATAGAAAGTGAGACCCAGACCATGATAGTATTAAAAAACAGGTCAGAGATACACTCACTTCCAGGCAACAATCCAGACACAATCAGAGGCTTCTCACCAACACTTTTGATCATAGATGAGGCAGCATTTGTAAAAGATGACGTATACGTGGCAGCAGAACCTAGCCTTGCAGCCACAGATGGAGAGCTATTATTAGTATCCACACCTTTCGGCAAGAGAGGCAGATTCTATCAGGCATTTCAAGAGGAAGAATTTGAGAAATATCATGTAAGAAGCGAAGAAAATCCGCTCATAACAAAAGAATTTTTAAAGGGGATGAGAGGAAGCAAGACAGAGATAGAATACAAGCAAGAATTTGAGGGAGAGTTCATAGAAGAGCAGGACACTTATTTCCCACATGAACTTATTATGAAGTGCATACAGGAGTATGAAATTCCAGAACAGCCAAGAGACCTTCGAAATTATTATCTAGGAGTAGACTTGGCAAGATACGGCTTAGATGAGTCAGTTTATATCATCATAGAAGCAGACCCACAGCATAACGCAAGAGTAATCTTCATAGGAAGCACAAGCAAGAAACCACTAACAGACGCAATAGGAAGAATAAAGGAATTATCCAAAACCTGGCCTTTTAGAGCAATATATGTAGATGAGTCAGGAATGGGAGCAGGCGCCATAGACAGTCTAAAAGAAGCAGGAATAAATATAAGAAATTTACAAGGAGAAATAGGAGGAATTCAATTTACTTTAGAAAATAAAGAGGCAATTTACAAGAACCTCAAAGGAATGATGGAAAAAGGCAAATTAATCTTCCAAAAGCATGACAAACTCATACATCAATTGGCAGAGATGCAGTATGAATACACAGAGGCAGGCCATCTTAAGTTAAGCCATCCACAGCAAGGACACGACGACTTTCCTGACGCATTAGCCTTAGCATGTGCAGGCCTCATAAGGAGAGAATACAAGCCTTACATTTCCACAAGATAGTATATACCTTTTTAATCAATTTATTTAAACTGCCAAAAACTCTGTGGGAGATGGCAAGAAAGTCTCAGGAAAAGACAAAAGTAAAGGGATACATCTCAGTTTCAGAAGAAGATAAAGCTCTCTACTTAAACAGTCCAGAGTACAATAAGAGAATAAAACAAATAGAGCCAAGATTTCTAAAGGAAGCATTCAAAGGAGAAGTAGCTGACGTACAAGTGAGATTTCCAAAAGAACTCGGAGCAGCACATCCATTTGAATTTGAAGACGTAGAAAAGCTATACAAAAAGAATGGACTTATAGCAGGAATAGTCAACAAGATAACAGACAGCATAGTAGGCGACTTCACAGTCAAGGTACAAAACAAAAATGCACAAGCACTCCTAGATAAATTTGTAGCAAACACAAATTTCTCATCAGTAATAAGACCCTGGATAAGAGAAGCAGTTCTAAAAGGAAACGGATTTATGGAGATAGACTTGAAAGAACAGAAAATAAGAGTAATGAATGCAAATCACATGTATGTAAAGAGAGACAACAAGAGCAGAATTATAGCTTATAATCAATATCTGGGAAATATAGAGAAATTCAGACCAAACAGCAGAAAACTTATTACATTCAAACCAGACCAAATAGCTCATTTACCAATAAACAAGATTCCAAACGACCCTTATGGGATAGGGCTAATCTGGCCAAATGAAAGAGTAATAGAAAACTTAGTCTTAAATGAAGAAGAACTACACAAATTAATAAAGAGAAAAGCAGGAGCTCCTATCCATGTAAAAATAGGCAGGGAAGGAGAAGCTGTCAATCCAAGCGATATCGATGACTTCGCAGATAAGCTCAAATATATGAATAACAGAACAGAGTGGGTAACAGATGCAAATGCAGAAATGAAAGTCTTGGATTTTGGAGAAATAGGAAAAAACCTCACAGACACATTACAATATGACTTAGAGACTCTCTCATACGGAGTAGAGATTCCGTTAGTCATTCTAGGAAAAGCCAACGTACCAGAAGGCCTAGCAAAAGTACAACTAGAAGCATTCCAGAGAAAAATACAAAGCATAAGAGAACAGATAGAATCAGTAATAGAAGAGAAAATATTCAGGCCAATTTTAAGAGCGCAGAAAAACAAGCAATTCGACCAAGACGTAGAATTCATATGGAACCTTCCAGGAGAAGAAGAAATAAACAAGAGAATAGAGAGACTATCAAAATTATTAGAAAACTTTAGCTTATCAGAAAATATGAGAAGAATGGTTGAGCTAGAAATAGCAAGACTTCTTGAATTTAAAAACGCGGAAAGATTCCTGCAAAAGCCAGAAGTAGGATTAGATGAGGAAAAGCAAGAAGAACCAGAAAGAAAAGAAGAAGAGGAAGAGATCCCACAACCAGAAGTTCCAGGAGCAAAACCAGCAGCACAAGAAATAAGCGAATCAGTGGAAGACTTGATAAAAAATGACATGAAAAGGAAAGCAAGTGGAGAAATGACTGTAAAGGAGTTCATAAACATCAAAGAAGCAAAAACATTTAATTATTCTGATTACCTTATTAGAATACTAAGAAGACTTAGAGTAGACAAATTTGCAAATTTAGCAGCCAAGACAGAAGAAGAAATACTAGAAGGGCTCTTACCAAAACAAGACATAAAAAGATTAAGAACAATACTAAAAGAAGCATTCAGAAAAAACAAGACAATAAGAGAAATAGAAGAACATATAAAACAGAACATAGAAATAAAAGACAGAGTAAAAGAAGGAAAAGTAATCATCCCTGCAGAACAAAGACCAAACATGATAGCAAGAACAGAAACAGTCAGATTAGCAAATGAAGGATTACTAGACCTTTACAAGGAAAATAAAATAGATCACGTAAGATTTTTAGCTGCATTATCAGACAGAACATGCCCAATATGCGAAGAATTAAACGGAAGAATATTTTTAACAAATCAAGCTGATGGGATAATTCCAGTACATCCAGGGTGTCGTTGTAGCTTTGTAGCGGTGGTAGAATGATACAAATAACAGATGAGAACAGGCCAAAATGCAAGAACTTTGAACGATGCGGTCAGTTGGCAATAACATACACCCAAGGAATATGGCTTTGCGGAAAATGCCTTATGAACCTTCAAGAGAAATTAAAAGAATTAAAAGAAAAAATAATAATCCAGGAGGGAGAAGATGCCGATACTAATTGACCCTGCAACAGGACAGAGAATCATATACATGAAGCACATAGGAGACATCTCATACGAGCTAAGCAATGGATCTGCAACAGCAGTACAAGATAAAGAAAAGATTCCAACAAGGGAAACTCAAATGTGGGCAGGTCACGGAAATCAATTGCAAGGAACAAGAGCCCAGATAGAAGATAACGCGCACATCGACGAATTATCGCATACAGCAACAAATAAGAGGAAAGCAACTCATGACCAAGTCGTAATAAAGAGATATATAAAACTAGACTAAAATGCCAAAAGGAAAGCAAATAGTCATACAGCTAAACACAGAAACAGGACAAAAATCATTCAAGACTCAGAAGATAACAGGAAATCTCAACGCAATCATTCTAGAATCAGAGGAAAAAATATCAATAATGATAGAAAGCTCACTCGGATATCTAATTTTCCAAAAAGTGGAATTTCAAGGAGTGGAATATTTCGCAGTAAGAAAAAGACAGGAAGCATCAGAATTCAATGCCAGAGACCAACTCGGATTCGACAAGTTTGCACTCAATGAAGAAATAGTAATCACAGTGATAGGACCAAAAAATTCAGATATTAAACTGATTCTAAGATTAGACTAAGTATATATTTGACTTCTCAATTTATTTAAATGAAAAAATAAATAGTTAATGTATGCAGGAGTCACCATGCCACTTCCAACACCAAGAACAGGAGAATCGCAGGACGACTTCATAAGTAGATGTCACCATGAAATTAAAGGAGAATTTCCGGATCAAAAACAGAGAACAGCAGTATGTTTTAGTCAATGGAGGAAAAAGAAAGGAGGAAAAGCACCTCAAATGCACAACTTAACATTCAGTTATAAAGTACCGATACAAGAATCAGGATTTGTAGATGGAGATTTTATTATCGCAGGCACAGCTATAAACGCAACAGTCACATCAAATAACCATAAATTTTTGCCAGAAGAGCTCCAATCTTCTGCCAACACATTAATAGGAGCGCCATTACTCGTAGACCATGAAAATAAGGTAGAGTCAATTAAAGGCAGAGTCATCATGGGAGAATACGATGAAGAGAACGAAAGAGTGAATTTCAGGGCAAAAGTAATAGATCCTACAATTAAAGAAATGATAAAAGATGGCAGAATACAGAACGTAAGCGTCGGAGCAGCAGTAAATGAATTAGAGGAAACAGAAGACGGCTTTTTCATCCCACGTGGAATACAGTTTAAGGAATTAAGCTTGGTGGCTATCCCTGCAGATGAAGGCGCTACCTTCACAGTCGCATTAAAAGAAGCATATGAAAAAGCAATAACAGAACAACCATTTAACTGTGAATGCATCAAATGTGGATACAAAATAAAATCACAACAGCATTGCGCAGAATTAAAATGCCCAAAATGCGGAGGTCAAATGAGAAGAGCAGAAAGACCTGGTCCAGGACAAGAAGCAACAGAAAAAAGAGTCACAGATATGGAAGCAACAAGAAAAAAGATGGGATTAAGTCCCTCACAATTCTATGCCGCACCTAGAGACCCACCAAGTTCTAGCGCCTTACCAATCTTTGATGCAGCTCATACACGAAATGCAATGGCTAGATTTAATCAGACAAAATTCAAAAGTCCAGCAGAAAGAGCAAAAGCAAGAGCAAAAATATTGAGAGCAGCGAAGAAGTTTGGGATAGATACATCGGGATTTGAAAAAGCATCAAAATCATCATATTCAAATAAATTAAAAGGAGGTCAAATGAGCGAGGACAAAAAAGTGACAGCACAAGAGGAAACCCCAGAAGAAGAAACAACAGAGGAAGAAACCAAGGAAGAGAAATCAGAAGAGACTGCAGAGGAAGAGAAGGAAGAAAAAGAGACAACAGAAGAGATGGCCAAGAAAATCGAAGCCTTAGAAAAGAAAATCAAGGCTTTGGAAGCTGACCAAGAAGAAGAGAAGACAGAAGACACAAAAGAGGAAACAACAGAAGAAGAGAAAGAAGAAGAAACCAACGAAGAGACAACAGATGAAGAGGAAGAACCAGTAGCAGAGGAAAAGGGCAAATACAAAATCGTACAGTCATACGAGTCCAGAGGTCCTTGCTTCACTGTAATAAGAGGATAAAATGGCAGCACCATTGAACCCATACGGAGCAGTTGCAGTGTTCGATGGAGAAAATCCTAGAACATTCACTGCAAAAGCAAGAGTAGATATCTCTGGTGGAGCTCTCGTAGTCGTATCAGGCGCAGCAAATGCAGTCGGAAGCCACGCAGATTCCTTTAAGACAAGCGATATTGTAGTTGACTTGCAGTCATCAACCTTAGATTTCTGTAATGGAATAGCACTAACAAACGCAGGATCTAACAGTAATGTAGCAGTAGCAACCAGAGGAGCATACCTTGTAAGAGCAGCTTCAGTGATCTCAGGCGGACAGGAAGTAATTCCTTATTCAGGCACGATTGGCGGAGTACAGGCAAATCCTTGTGGAACTTATGCCACTGGACTAATCTCAGGAACAACGATAGGAAGATGTCTTATACCATCTGCAAGTGGAACAAACAATTACGCTCTAGTAGACTTCAACTTCTAAAATGGCATTTACAAAAATACAAGAGTACATAACAACAGATACGGGAACAGCTGGAACACTTTTGATTCCAAAGTTAATCATGCCTACCCTCATGGAAGAGGTTGATAAGAATCTATTGCCTAGGGAACTAGCTGCAATGGTTTTCAACCCAAACCAGATACAGGGAAGCACATTTAACGTGAATCAAATAGATCCTGACAGCATGAACGTAAGAGAAGTTGGAGAGGGAGCAGAGATTCCTATGGATGCCTTGGACTACTCAACTGTATCATTCACACCAAAGAAGTACGGAGTAGCAATAAGGATAACTAGAGAGATGATGGAAGACTCTCAATTCGAGCTATTACAGAGAAACATCAGATATGCAGGAAAAAGAATGGCAGAAAAAGAGACAGAGTTAATACTTGACGCATTGAACGGAGCTACCAACTCAGTCTCAGGTGGAGCAGCAATAACTATAGCTAACATCGCAGAGGCTATGAACTACTTAGAACAGAATGACTACACACCTACAGACATCTTAGTAGGTGATGAAGTTCTTCAAGATTTGAGGAATATAGATACTTTCGTAGAAGCAGACAAAGCAGGAAACACAGAAATGCTAACAAGAGGATTTCTAGGAACTATCTACGGAATGAACGTAGTCAGATTTTCAAGGAATGCAACATCAGCACCATCAACTTTCAAGCTATACGCTTATGTCATAGACAGAAGTCAGGCATATGGAATAGCTATAAAGAGAGACATCACAGTAGAAAACTTCGACTTGCCAACTTACGATATGCAGGGGGCAGCCATCACTATGAGGATAGATGTGCAACTTCTCAGAGATAAAGCTGTTTGCGAAATCACAACATCTTAATTTTTGATTGGATTTTTTGTTATTTTTTTTATTTTTATTTTTTCGACATAAAAAAATAACAATATTAAACTAAATAAGGAGAAAGAAATTATGGCAGGTTTAGTAGATGGCCTAGGTGGAGAAGAATTGGGACAGGCAGGAAGTCAACCATCACAACTCTGGCTTACTGGAAGCGTAACTTCTGAAAGTCAAATAAGTGGGTTGAACGTATTCGCCAGTGCATCTGGAACTTTTGCGAGAATTAACAATGCAGATGGTCTCATTCCAAGTAACAGCACAGGGTCGCCAGCGACCTACGGCGCAATGATTCAGGCAGGAGAAGTAACAACAGCAGCCGGGAGTGGAGGAACAATAGAGTTCGGAAGGCAATTTGCAGATACATCCTATTATGTAACTCTGACAGCAGGATCTGCAACAGCAGAGCCAGCATATGTAAGCGGAACAAAGAATGTGTCTGGATGTGAAATCGTTGGAGATGCATCAATAACCTACAATTACATTGCAGTAGGAAAGTGAAACCCTACTTGTCCAGAGAGTAGGTAAAATGGCCGAACTTAGTACAATAGGAAGTATAGCAGAACACATAAATGAGAGTTTCAACAATATTCCAGCTGGAGTCTCTGGAAACATGGTAGAGATTGTAGACATGGCCAGACAACACGTAGAGAATTATACTGGGAATACAATAGGATCAAATAGCATAGACGCAAAATATCAGCCAGCAATAGTAGACCTAGCCAAAGCAGATGTAGTAGATTTAGTGAATGCACAAGCCGGGGGAGAAAAAGTATCCTTAGCAGATTTAAGCATTTCTGAAACAGGAGAAGCCTTATCCGCAGAACAATATAGACTAATGGCAGAAATGAAGTTGAGAGATCTTGGCAGAAAAGTCAGATTTGCTAGAAGTTTAAGTTAAGATGACATATAAAGATGTTCTAGCGCATGGATTCTCTAATATAGTGGATAAGGCAGGAAAAATAATAAGAGTTAGATATTATACAATGACCATAGGCTCGGTATGGGATGATGATACTACTCTGACAGAAGTGACAGGCTCTGAGGTATGGACTTCTGGAATAGTCTTACCATTAGACAACAGGCCAAGTTCAGCTGATTCTTTACTGGTAGAACAAGGAAAACTGACAAATCAAGACCAGAGGCTTTATGTCCATGGTAGCTTAGTTCTGACAGGTTCAGAATTCAAGACAAAAATTCAGCTTGGAAGTTCCACAACAGCAGAAACATACTCAATAATTGAGCCAGGAGCTATAACTTATGAAGCACAAGGTCAGCAAATTTATAAAAAAGTCTATATAAGGAGACTAACCACAGGAAGTCTCATGGGAGAGGCATAATGACAGTAAAAATAACAGTGGAAGGTATAGATAAAGCAACAAAATATCTTCAAATCAAGAAGAAGGCAATACAGGGAAAACTCAAACTATCAATGTTTAAAGTTGGAGCTTTCATGCAAGGAGAAGTAAAAGAGAGTATAGCAGGACGAAGAGCAGAACCAACATCAGTAGATACGGGAAGATTTCTTAATTCTGTAGAATTCAGCCCTGGTCTGGATAGTGTAACAATATTTTCAAATGTTCCATATGCAAAGTTTCTAGAGTATGGTACGACGAGAATTCAGGCAAGGAGTCACTTTAGAAATTCTAAAAGCAGAAACAAATTAGCCATAGTTAGATTAATAGAAGAAAGTCTTAAGAGTATATAATCATCTTCTCAATATATAAAAACTCAATTTTACTTAAAAAATCATTAAGCCCCCAGTATGGTCTTTGGACAATGCTGGGCTTCCCTCACAAGCGAGTGAGGGGGAGATCAAGCGAGAATGGCAGTCAATGTAGCAACATTCATAAGAGACATTTTGTATTTCATAAAGAACGACTTAGCCAATAATATAACAGACCCTATTTCTTCAAGCAGACCAAGTAATTCTAAATTTGTAATGACCTCATATCCACAAAGAGAGGCGGTTTACCCTTTAATAACAATAAAACTAATAAACAGAGATGCAACAAGGGCAGGCATGCAAGTTACAGCAATGGACATAACAGCTGAAATAGAAATAAGAGTATGGGCAAGAAACCATAAGGAAAAAGACGAGCTAGGAAACGATATATTTGACAGATTGAGAAGCATCCAATTCACTGCCTCAACAGGTTCTGTAGCAAATAATTTACATGACTTCACACTTCTAAGTGATATAGAAGTAGTAGAAGAAGGGGAAAAAGGAATTAAATCAAGAGTACTCACTGTACAATATAAATTCTATAATGTAACATAAGGAGGTAAAGATGGCTGATAGAGACGAGATTGAATGGATTAAGAAGAATGAGCCATGGAGGCTTAAAAAAAAGCCTCAGAAAGCTTTAAAACGCGAATCTGGGGAATCTAGTAAAGAGGATGATCTTGATAAGAAAAAAGAATAAAGGAGGTTAAATGGCAAGATACCTAGCAGACCAAAACAAAGTAGTGCTTATCCATGAAAGCGGGACATATGCGGTAACATCTGGAAACGGAGTATGGATCGGACAAGTAACAGAGCATTCCATAGATGATGCAGAGAACAAGATAGAAGACAGATATCTAGGAACTACGAGCAGGTCATTTGCAGATTTTGAGCAAGGACCAAGAGACGTAACAGGAACTCTTACATACAACCCACAAGATTGGAGAATTCCCTTTTGGGCAATTGGTTCAGTCAATGAAGTTGTATATGGGGGAAGTCCAAATAGTGTACACTTCGCCACTGAGATAGACAGCGATGTAAGGCAATCACCGTTTACATCAGGAACTCTTAATCCACCAATAAGCTTTGCACTGGAAGACTCAAAACAAGCAACAGGAGCAGGAAGAAACTTTATAAGGACAATCAAAGGATGCATTCCAAATACAACGACAATTACAGCAACACAGGGAGAGAAAGTAGAAGTGACTGTAGATTACATTGGGCAAACACTAGAATTTTCATCAGGAGCAACAACAAGCGTAACAGAGTCAACAGTAAGACCTTATCTTTGGAGTGATTGTACTCTAGAGATAGCAGGGAGTCCAATAGAAACAGCAAAGGAAATCTCATTAGAGATAAACCAGAATTTAGAACCGCCACACTACCTGAATGGATCGAGAGATATAAGTG